CCCCTGAATAGGGGCCGCGTCAGTAGCACATGGTTTGACTTGATTCTATATGTGCTAGGTGACAACATTTTGTTTAAAGGAGCATAAGATGCGACGTTATTCAGTTAATAAGGGTAAATCTGCGAAGCAGTTTAGAAAGCAGGTGAGTAAGACTAAGGTTGCGAATCTGCGTAGTAATCCAATGAGAGGTGGTTGGAGACTTTAGATGCCATGTTTTAGCCCGCTTAGTGCGTGGCGGACATCAAAAGGAGAGATAGTATTTTGGCGAAGACAAGACGCAATTCAAGAATTAACGCTTCCTTGCGGTGGTTGCGAAGGTTGTCTGCTAGAGAGGTCTCGACAATGGGCCGTGAGGTGTATGCACGAAGCCCAATTGTGGGAAAAAAACTGTTTCATAACGTTGACGTATGAAGATCCACCACCGTGGAATAGTTTAAGACATTCAGACTTTCAGAAATTTATGAAACGTTTTAGAGCTAAGTTTAAGGGACATAAGGTGTTAGTTGATGATCGGACTGGTAAAAGCACTTATCCAATTCGGTATTACATGGCTGGTGAGTATGGGTCGACACGTGGTCGTCCTCATTATCATGCCTGTATTTTCAATTTTGCTTTTGAAGATCTTAAGTTTCTTAGACGAACTAACAGCGGTTCTGACCTCTATCGCTCGGCACAGTTGGAAGGCTTATGGCCGCACGGTTTTAGTAGTGTTGGCGATGTTACTTTTGAGTCTGCTGCTTACGTTGCACGTTACGTGATGAAAAAACAGAACCAAGAGGGAGATAAGTTTGCACCAGTTGATTTAGAAACTGGAGAGATTATTGAAAGGTGTCCAGAATATAATCGGATGAGTCTGAAGCCCGGAATTGGTGCGAATTTTTTGGATAAATATCAAAAAGATGTATTTCCTAACGATTATGTGATAGTTAATGGACATAAGGCTAAACCGCCTAGATATTATTTAAAGCGGTTGAAGCAACAGGATCCTGATCTTTATGAGCAGGTAGAATACTCCAGAGCATTGAAAGGAATTGAATCATGCGAGGAGATCACAGCGGAAAGGCTTGGCGCACGTCAAAAAGTGCTCCAAGCGAAATTAAAGCAATTACAAAGGAACTTATGATGGAAAAGCCAGTAGTAGTTTTGTTCGATAATGTAGCTAATATTTATAAAGACCCTTTTTATCCACCAACAAAGGGTGTCGCCTTAAGAGAGTTTCAGGATGCAGTAAACAATCCCCAGAATGGGCAGTTGTTTAATCATCCGTCCGATTTCGATTTGTTCGTAATCGGTAGTTGGGACGAACAGACCGGTAAGTTAACCGTTTTGGACGTACCAGAAAAGTTGGCAAACTGTGCAAGTTTGAAGATGGAGATTGTTAAAGAATGATGCATCGTAATCGGTCGGCGTCAGCCCACCAATTTTCTATGATACCGCGGGCAGAGATCCCGCGTAGCAAGTTTAACGCGCAGAAGACGTTAAAGACGGCGTTTGATTCGGGTTATTTGGTCCCAATCTTTTGTGACGAAGTGCTTCCAGGTGATAGTGTCAATTTAAAGATGACAGCGTTCACGCGTCTGGCTACTCCATTGTTCCCTGTCATGGACAATATGTACCTGGACACTTTCTTTTTCTTTGTCCCGAATCGTTTGGTCTGGAATAACTGGCAGCGTTTTATGGGCGAGAGGGATCCAGATCCAGATAGTTCTATTGATTACACAATCCCACAAATGACTTCGCCAACTGGCGGTTATGCAGTGAATTCATTGCAGGATTATATGGGATTGCCTACGGCGGGACAGGTAGATGCAGGTAGTACAATTTCACACTCCGCACTTTTCACACGAGCCTATAACCTTATCTGGAACGAGTGGTTTAGGGATGAGAATCTCCAAGATTCGGTCACTGTGGATAAAGATGACGGGCCGGACACTTATTCAGATTACACCTTGTTACGACGTGGAAAGCGGCATGATTACTTTACCTCTGCCTTGCCGTGGCCTCAAAAAGGTGATGCGGTAACGTTGCCGTTAGGCGGTACCGCTAATGTTGTTTATAACGATACAGGGGATCCAGCTTATATTAGGGAAGCTGCCACTGGTAATATCTGGACTACACCGTCCAGGGAAAGTGTGTCTAAAGAGTCAACTGGTGTTTTTAGTATTCCCACTGGAACAGTTAGTGCACAATATGATCCAAATGGATCATTGGTTACAGATTTGTCGACTGCGACTGCTGCGACAATCAACAGTATTCGTAATAGTTTCCAAGTGCAGCGTTTGTTAGAGCGTGATGCGCGCGGAGGTACTCGGTATACCGAGATTGTGAGGAGTCATTTTGGAGTTGTATCTCCAGATGCTCGTTTACAACGACCAGAATATCTGGGAGGCGGTAGTGCTCCAATCATTGTTAATCCGGTTGCTCAGCAGTCTGCGAGCGGAGCCAGTGGTACTGATACTCCGTTGGGTACTTTGGGTGCTGTTGGTACTGGTCTTGCTAATGGGCATGGTTTTGCCTCTAGTTTTACTGAGCACGGTATTATTATTGGACTTTGTAGCGTCAGGGCCGACTTAACGTATCAGCAGGGTCTGCATCGTAAATGGTCGCGCGAGACGCGTTATGATTTTTATTTTCCAGTTTTTGCGCACCTTGGTGAGCAAGCTATTCTTAATAAAGAGATCTATGCAACTGGTACGTCAACAGATGATGACGTTTTTGGTTATCAAGAGCGGTGGGCAGAATATCGTTATAAGCCAAGTGAAGTTACTGGTCTTATGCGATCAACCGCGAGTGGTACATTAGATGCCTGGCATTTGGCGCAGAATTTTGGTTCTTTGCCAACCCTGAATTCCACGTTTATTGAAGATACGCCACCAGTGGAGCGTATTGTAGCCGTGGGTGAGGAGGCTAATGGTCAACAGTTTATATTTGATAGTTTCTTCGATATAGATATGGCTCGACCAATGCCAATGTATAGTGTACCGGGCTTGGTGGACCATTTCTGATGTTGTCTAAGTTGGTTGGATTTGCGGAGAAAATTGCTCCGTTAAATCCGTATATTGGTATGGCTGGTAGTCTTGCAGGCAGTTTGTTTAGTGCGAAGCAATCACAGGCTTCGGCTGATAAACAAATGGCTTTTCAAGCTAGTCAGACTGGTACTGGGTATCAGAGAGCTATGGCTGATATGAAGCGAGCAGGGTTAAATCCTATGCTTGCGGCTAAATTGGGTGCGGCAGCGTCCGGATCTGGTGCCATGGCTAGTATTCCAGATTATGGTCAAGCGATACAACGTGGAGCTAGTGCCGCACAAAGTGCGGCTAGTATTGGCAAGATAAATCAAGAGATTAAAAATCTTGGCTTAGATGAAGTTGCTAAGGGTTTGGACAATGAGTCCAAAGGTTTGTTGGTTAAGTTTGAAAAAAGTTTAACTGATGAGGCTTATAAACTTTATAAAATGCCGATATTGAAGTTTTTAGCAGAGGCGCTTGATGCGCCCGGTGTTGTTGCTGAGATTGCAGATAGCGAGTTGGTATCTGGAGCGAAAGCGATT